ACGCCTGTAGCAGAAGTAGTAACTGCATATCCTAGAGCCGCTGTTAAAGCAACGTCTAAGTCTCCACCGTTAGTGAAATCCCAAGCCCCTGTTGGGAACAATGCTAGATTCAATACGTTAGAGTTTGATCCACCTGAAGAGTCCATTTCATAAATCGCAATTGTTGATTTAGTTTGAATTGTTAGAACTGCTTTAAGTAAGTCTGCTCCAGGTAAAGCCGCTGAGGCCTCGCCTGTAAATGTTACGATACCAAACTGAAGTTTAGGACCTTGAATGTTGACTGCTTCACCTGAAGTGTATGCATTTAATCCACCGTTAGTGTAAGAATCTGCATCCTGATGAAATACTGGTTGAAAGTCACTATTTGCTTTTGTAAATTGTGCCATGGTTATTTTCCTTTTATGTTCAAAGATACTATGCGTATCTTTATATTATTTTGATCGGAATCCTATATTCCTCTCATACATATATTTATGCCTGTGGCAAAAAAAGAAGGTTTTGGCTTTAGCCTCTGGCGGCTAAGTTTTGACGGGCAAATCCCATTCGATTGACAAACTTGAGACCATTAGCAACGAAACCTTCATGTGTTTCAGTGCCATCGTCTAAGAATCCTTTGACAGGACTTGATTTAGCGGCATTGTCGAGTTGATCAACAACGTTTTGTTTGAGATTATATAGAGCGATCCATATCTTAAATGCACCCACTATACCGTCTTTGTGTGCTTCAAAATGCATCATAAGTTTGTTTCTCATAGAGTCAGTCATCTTTCTATTTTTGATGAATTCTACAAAACCATTGTATAAGTTTGATAAATCACCTGATACAATCTTCTTATTTACATAGACAGTAAACAACATATTGAATCCATTACGTGCTTGTGGTGCTGTTTGGAACAATGCTTTAACTGCATTACCATGCTTTGTAATTTCTGCTTCTGCTGTCTGTTTTAATTTAGGATCAAGTTTTAACTTTGGTGTTATTGGCATTTTACTAGGGACAACAGCAACTGACGAATCATTTTTTAGATTACCAATCGATCCGTTAAGTGACTCTGCTTGGTCAGTTGTTACAGCATCAGGTGGAATAAATTGATGAACTGCGATTGCGGCTTGTTTGCCACTTAATAAATGTCCTACTTCACTATCAGCCACAACAGTATATGTGATACCACCTGGGTTGGCTTTGAAAGTGAACTTACCATCGTTTTCTTTTAATGGTTCACTGAATAACAAATCTCCCCAATAGAATCCAGTGCCTCCTCTGTCTGATTTTTCTAGTCCAGGCCACACTGAGTTTATAATATTGTATAAGTCGCCTCTGTTTACTCCACGAGCCTCATCATATGCTTTAAATTCTTGTGGTGAAAAGACTTGTCTGCCTGTGCCATCTTTCTTATTGAACATGTGCTTGTCCATAATAGAAAACTTGCCATCAGACCCACGACCAAAGATAAGAGCAGGATAACCATCCCACTTGATTGTAATGTTGCCAGGAGATTTTATAGTATTTTCTATCTGCTTGATAGCATTTCTTGCGCCTTCTTCATCTTGCAAGAACACTAAATCCTCAGGGTGTTCTAAATGACCTGAGCCTTCGACTAAAGTAATTTTATCTAGTCTTTCTCGTAGATGAGCAAGAGATTCACCGAGATTCATGTGTTATCTCAGACTTAATTTAGCAATGCGTTCTGCTCTTTTTGCTGACTCAGTTACAGCAGGTTTTGCTTGATTAGTTGCTACGTCTGTAAAACTAGGTCCGCCTACTTGATTAGGTTTTTCATTACCTGTCATTGCAACTGCTGGTGGCTCATCAGTTTTAACTGGTTTTTGTTGTAGACTTTTAACTAAATCATTATACACAACTTGATCAACATTGTACAATTTGTTTAGTGAAGACTTGATTGCTTGTGCTTGTTGATATCCATTTTGTGCTTGAGCAGGAGCGGCCTGTGCAGGTTGTGCTTGTGCTTGTGCAGGTGCTGCTTGTGCTTGTGCAGGTGCTTGAGCCTGTTGTGCTTGTGCTTGAGCAGGCTGTGCTTGTTGCTGTGCTTGTTGCTGTGCATTCTGTACGGGAGCGGCTTGTCCACCGGCTGCCGCAGGTTGTGCTTGGCCTGCACCCTGTGCATCTTTAGCACCAGATGGAGTCACACCTGCTGTTTTGGTTGCGGCATAACTTCCTTTTCCTAACTTCGTTAAAATTGTTTTATCTAATTTACCAGTAGTGTTCCATGCATTAGAAAATTCATCAACGATTCCTTTTAACGCCGGTCCATATTCTGCTTCTGGGACACCTTGCATATAGTTTGCTAACCAGTCATTAAGAAACTGCTTCATTGTCTTTGTACCAGCCGCTTCACCTAACATGCTTTCAAAGATGTTGTTAAGTTGTAGATAGTTATTCTGTACAAGTCTATATTTGTTTGGTCTGCCTTCAGTTAATACTGTATAACCTAATTGCTTTAATGTAAAGCCACATGCTTCTGCAAGTTGGTTCAACATGTAGATGCCATATGCTTCTTGTACGTTTCCTTTAGGAGCCGCACTAGGGTTTTGTCTTTGTAGTTGCTGTGGTTGTTTCAGTGGACGTTTTAATTGTCCGATCAGACCCATTGCAAACTTAGGATCTAAATTTTTCTTTAGTACCATTTCTGCTGTCTTAACACCGTTTTCCCATTCAGCACGACCTTGACGATCTTTCATGTAGTTAACTAGTTCTTTAGATAACTCCATTTTTTGCTTTGGATCTTGTATCTTAGACATTTGCTGAGAGATGCCTTTGATGTAATTGTTTGTTGCTTGAACTGCCGCTTGTGCCGCTTTACCGCCGTCACCTTGTGGTCTGGCAGCCTTTGCTTTTGCAGGTGCCGCTGGTGCTGGTGCTTGTGCTGGAGCAGGTGCTGGTACTTCTGCTGGGTCAACGACTTGTCCATCTTTTACAATTAGGCCTGCATCAACCGCAGTTTGAATAGCACCGAGTGCATCACTTGTAAAATCTTGTAAGAAAATATCTTGTGCTAGAATGTGTTCTTGTGTTTGGCCTGATTGTTTACCAACACTTGATTTAACTCCAGCGGCCGCTCCTCGACCGAATAGGTTTGACATTACGCCTTCTTCTACTTTCTTTACATCATCGAATTTCATTTACTTTACCTTTTTCATTGTCTTAGAAAAGCGAGATACGTCTCTGCCTCTAATAGAACTTAATAATTTTTTCTCAAGTAATTCTGCTTGGTCACTGTCATAGTGTCTGCTGATATACTCTATAAGATTGATGGCACTAGTAATAACATTAGATGCACGAGACTCTACCATATCTGGAATATTTCTATTCGCTCCAATAGTTTCAAGTTCTTCTAACAGGCTTCTTGTTTTCTTTTGCATATTATTACCTACCTCGTATGTATTTAGTCTTTATTGTTAACTTGTAATGAATTTAACAGTGATTTCAGTTTAGTATTCGTTTCTACACCTTTTACTGCTTTAGTGGGCGGTTCTAGTTGCTCTTGCACTGCTCTATCTACTTGTCCAACTTGTGATGTTGTCTTAAATTTATCCATAAGTGCTTGTGCTGAAGGCTGTGCTTGACTTGCAACTGATAATGTATCGTCTACATCAGGATCACTGATACGCATTGTATTGATATCATATTCTAAGTCAATCTTTTGACCTACACCTGTAGATGAACGAGACTTCATACACTGAAGTTGATACTTCCCACGTTCTCTCATACTACGTGATGTAAAGATACCAAATACATTATCTGCTGTATTGATTTTACTGATACCACCTGCAATATGACTGTGATCAAACTCAATTTCTTCTACAGCACTTCTGTTTAACTGTGATGCTGTTACTAGAACAATGTTTAATTCCTGTGCTAAGTTACGTAGTTCTTCTGATACATACTTGTCTTTAATAAATTGATCGTTAGGGCTTACTTTGACTGATACAGGCATCACAAGATCCAAGTAGTCAACCATAACAAAGTCAACTTTGATTCCTGTTTGAATCTGTACTTCTTTTAAGTAAGAACGAATGTCATTGACATTGCTTTGTGCCGCTAATGCCTTGACACGATACTGTCCCATCTTCTTAGAAGCCATTCTGACTTTAAGAGCAGTGTTGTCAATGTCTTTACGAATATCTTTTGTACTCATGGAAGTCTGCATTGCATCAGTCCTCAATGATGTCAATTCTTCTGACAATTCTAATGTGATATAGACTCCACTAAGACCCTGTGACAACCAGTTAAGAGCAAGATTCATCATCAACAATGATTTACCTGAACCTGAGCCACCAGCAAAGATATTCAATTCTTGTCTGGACATACCACCATACAGTAGTCTATCCATTTGAGTCCAACCAGTACTGACTTGACCACCTTGATTATAATATTTGTTCAAACGAGCCGCAGGATCATCAAAGTAATCTGTTCCCATATCTCGTTGTAGAGAGATTTGTACAGCATCTTTGATTAACTTTTCAACTGGACCAAAGTCACCTTGTTCAAGTAAGTCTGCTGAAGACATGATTGCTCTTTCAAGTTCTTGTCTACGAGTAAACGATTCAAACTCATTAAGAAACCAGTCTGAATGTGCTTCGTCTAAGTCTTCAACTGATTCGATTAATTCACCTGTCGTTGCTTTTATTTGTGTTGTGTTAGGCAAGATGCCATACTGTACAGTATGCTCAACCATGAACTCAGCCACAGGCCTTAGTTTACGATCAAAGTTTTCTGGGTTGAATATATTAGTGACACGCACATATAACTCTGCGTTTGTCACTATCATTCGCAAGAAAAGTTCTTGCACTTCTGCATTAAATTCTTTTAGCAATTTTAGTCCTCATCATTTCTATTTTAATTTTACTGGAGGTTGCACACTCAAGTATACTTAGTAGTGTAGCCAACCTTCCATATTTTATCAATGCATCATTTGCATCTTTTACATCATCTGCCCAGTTAGGCAATGACACGTCAAACCCTAGTTCTAATGCTCTATCGCATATCTCTAATCCTGTCTTGTCCTGATCTGGAACAACAATAATTCTTTTACCCAACTTCTTCAACACACCAACTTGATTATCGTTGATTGTATTGTGAGTCAATGCACAACCATTCATTGAGATTGCGTCAAAGATTCCCTCGAATACTAAACACACTTCCCAATCAGGCTTTTGCAAGTCGATACCAAACACATACCCTGTCTGTTGATCATTAATAAACTTAGGTACTCTGTTGTCTAAGTATCTGCTTGTACTACCTACAACTTTGTTTTCATATGTGTAAGGTATGATCAATCGTTGAGAGTTTCTACCTTCTTCATTGGGTGTGACTAAGAAAGGATAATCATTGTGTGTCATGCCTCGTGTTGCAAGATAGTCAATGTAAACTTTATGTGCTGGGTTAGCAGTATAAATCAATTCACCTATAGGCATTTCTTGTTCTTTAAACGTAGGCACTGTATGTTGTTTCTTTTTAGTTAAAATAGAATCAAGCAAGTCTTTGTGTTGTAATGAATGCAAAGACCATTTGTTAATGTCTGAGTCGTCCATGCCACACCAGCCTAAGAATCTACGACAATTTCTGCTGATGTTTCTGCCTAATTTAAATCCACATTTAAAGTTACAGTTAAAACAATGATACTGCCAATTGTCGCCATCTTGTTTGATACCGCCTCGTCCACGTTTGTCTACACTATGCCCATTATGAATACAGCACGGAGCATTGAACGAAGTCCAACCGCTCTGCGTCTGTTTCTTTTTGCCAGGTGCAATCGTAATTATATCAAACATAACTGTTATTATAGATTAAAACGAGAGAAAAAACAAGAGTAAAGGGTATTTTATCTTGCCAAAAGAGTGACTATATTACCCACATTTGCTTCGAACTTAATTCTAATAAATGGATGATAGCCTGTCATTGTATAACCAATAGTTGATGATTCGCTGTTGCCGTTTGCGGCATTGCCATATCGATATTGATTGATATCATAATAGTCTGAATCAACTAATGTAGAGCCTTGTAATGTTACGTTACCAACATAATTTTCATAATCAATTGATGCTGTTAAGACACCACTGTCTTGTGTGTTGATCACACTTGAGAAAAATGTAACTGCTTCAGAGTTTGCATTTGCGTTTGCATTTGGAAGTGTCTGATCATTTGGTATTGTAACGACTTGAGAAGGAACAAAAGAAGGTAACACAGAGTCAACGATATTTAAATCACCTCTTGCTCCTGCTTTAGAATCTACAAAGACAGGTAAGTTTAGATTAGCACTAGGATATTCTAAAGAGTAATAACATTTTTGAGAGTCTATTGCTTCAATATCTGCGGCAGACGTGTTTAACACAAAAATACCATTGACATCAAGGACCGGATCTAATGCCTTTCTTAAAAGGATTTCGGTTCCATCTGAATTAATGGCTCTAAAGGATATTTGCTCATTTGCTGTAGCAATAGCAGACAGATCAACCGGCTTCTGTTCCTGATTCAGAAACTGAAATTGTAGTTGGTTGTCAACGCCTTTGTTTAACGTTAGTGGTTTTGCATAAATTGGCATATATTTCCTCGGGCTTGTGCCTGATAAAACCACAACGATTTGTCTGACTGTATATGTATAAACTGATGTAGTGTACGACACAAATTCTTCTCTCCTGTTCTTATATTTATCTCTACGGCTTTTAACTAGGAAAATATCTACCCATTTTTTTATATGGTAAATACTATTGTGAAAACACAAACACCAGCAGAATTCTTCGTTAAACTATCTGAAACTCACCCGTTTATAACGGTTGTCCAGTATGCTGGACAGGATTATGTAGGCATTGTTCAGAACCGTGATGATCTAGTTACAACTATCTATGACTATGGTGCTATTGTTGATTCGCAATTAAAAGAAAAGTTCTTAGAGTTAGGAGATGTTTGGTGGTGGGAATCTAATCGTCAGATACCTATTCACTTGTTTCTAAAGCAAGAATGGATCTTATTCAAACCGTTCTTAAGAACATTCAACAACAAGTCACTTACGTTATTACACGGACCTATTGTGTCAATGACTGACTTTCAGAAGAAAAGAGTTAAGAGGAAGACGATAACGCTTGTGAAGCGATCTTATTAGCAAGTTTCTGTTTTAATCTTACTGCCTTTGCTCTACGTTTTTTAGCAAGACTCAAACTTAATTCACCACAACGTTCATCAAACGTTACTCCAAGCAAATGATCATATTCATGTAAGAACACTCTTGCTTTAAGTCCTTCTAGTTTTTGTTTGTTGACCCACTCTCCAGTTGATACTTGGTATGATACTAATGCTTCAGGGTTACGTTTAACGTGTAACCACAAGTTAGGAAAACTCAAGCAACCTTCTAAGTAAATTTCCTTGTCACCTATGAGTTCGTCAATCTTTGGATTGATAACAGCAATCAAATTCTCATCTGTACCCATGATGAATATGTTTTTCATTACTCCACATTGTGGTGCGGCTAAGCCTATTCCCTGTGTAGCAGGGTTGAGCATAATCTTTGTCATTGCAGTAATTAATTCAGTTGGATCACCATCTGCTTTAAAGTTCCAATCTTCGCACTGTTGTTTTAACAGAGGATTATTTTCTGTTATTAGTTTTAGGTCTTCCATTAATGTGACTGCCTCAAGTATTCATCATGCAATGCAGTACCTGTAAGATGTTCGCCTATTATTTCTTTCTCTCCTGTAAGAAGATACTCTCTTTCAATAACACCATCGTTAAATTCAACATCTAGCACTCGTAGTTCATCACCTGATCTATCTGGACGTGTTTCATACCACAGTGATGTAAAAGGATGGGCATGTACAGATTTAACACCTTTTGCCCATTGTTCAGCCTCTAGTATTATCCTCTGCTTTTCTACTACGTTATCATATTGTCCCATATTATGCTCCTAATAAATTCATGTGTACCACAACTAACTGTGCGTATGCTATGGCATGTGATTTTTTGAATGTATATCCTTCGTCTACATTTTCCCACACACTAGTACTTATTTCTTTAAATGTCTTTCCTATTAAATGTTTCTTGCCTGGTCTCATAACTGCTAAGAACATAGCAAGTCTAGGGATAGAATTAATATCTTCAGGCATCTGTTGTAATGTATCGAATTGTTTTCCCAAGTGAATTAACTGTTCGACAAATGCTTTGTCTTTTAATTTACTCCAATCAGGATCTCTCATTAATTGTACTAAATGCATTTCATTTTGTACTTTACTATAGATGTTCACATTAAGCAAATCAAGTTTAAAGTAACCTCTTGCATCTGCTTCTTTGTAATCTAGTGAACACATATCATTGATAGGGTCATAGGGTGCCTCTGTGATATAAACTCCCGTAGGGTGCTTTCTAATAGGTTCTACGTTACGCATTGCGGCTGGGATATGATTGATTAAAGCCAGAATTTTATCTCTGTCTCCGAAATCTATATCAATATCCGAATCTATCAAACTTGAATCCCTGCTTCTATTAATTTTTTATATCCTCTTTGCACAACGATTGCTTGATGCTCTGCATCTTCTACAGCCTTGTGTGATGTTACTGCGGCTCCGTCTTTAAGTGAGACATTAGTTAGATCATAGATTGTTCTACAATCTCTTACTGACCAGAAACGCCATGGATTAGACATACCTAACTGAGTGAAAGCATTTTCAGCGATAACAACATCAAAAATAGAACCATTAGCCCAAATTGCTCTGCGGTTCCAACAAAATTTGTAGAGTTGATCCATAGCATCTTTAAACGATACTCTACCCTGGTCACCCATTGCTTCATTTATTGCATCCTCTGATTGTTTGCCCCACCACTCTAAAGTTTCAGGGTCAATGTGTCTATTAAACTCTTCTGTTTGTTCATCTATTGTGGGTCTGATTTCTAATCGTTCTACAACACCACTACCTTTAGGGTCGAATCGTACTGCTCCAATTGTTAATATGACACAGTTAGGTTGAGTACTCAACGTCTCCATATCTATCATCACATCATTTGCCATTACTACTCCACACGTTATCTTTTAATTTTACTTCTTGTATTATATCACTTCTGAGGTAATTAATCAACAGTATTGATCGCTTTTTGGGTAAATGCAAGGGCATTGTTGAATGTAATAAACGAGTATTGTAAAACAAAATCGATCCTTTGGGCATGTCATATTGTTCTGCATGTAACTTGAAGTATTCATCATGTACACCCTCATAACAGGCTTGTATGTCCCAATCTGATTGATGACTATAAGGTATAACTCCAGTTGCTCCTGTGTCTTTGTCTAAATCATCAAGTGGAATGATAACTTGTACACCATAGACATCATTGTCACTTCTCATATTGTACTTTGGAAATCTATGTGGGGTATCTATGTGAGGACCGCACCACCTGCTGGGTCCATTGATAGTCACAATGTCACTTGCATAAAACTCACAGTCTGGTAAGTGTACTTTTATCTCAGGGTAGATGATGTCATGTATTGCTTTGACTTCTTTCCAATCATCAGTAAGTTGTGACCACCATACTGCGATGCCCTTAGACTTTAGTTTTTCACAATCTTTGCCTTCTGCATATTGCTTTTTATGTGTTGACACTCTGACAGGATAGAGTTCATCTTTTCTGTCGTTGATATTGTCTATAATTTCAGTAGGAATGATATCATGTACTATGTCAAACCCTTTACCCTCATGTTGTATTTCACTGTTTACACTTCTAAACATATTGTTTTTTAGTTCCTCTGCTAGTTCCGGAATATAATTCTTTAAGTTTCTATTTCTGAACTCATCTGACCCTGTTATTAATTGATGTAGATTTCTAATTGTCCACACACTAACAGATTGAGGCTCGACAAGCCATGCATGTAAGATATCAAGTTGATCTACATTAAATGTAGCAATCTTAGATTTTAATTGTTCTACTGCTTCGATGGCTTGTTGTCTATATTCAAGTGAAACAACATTAGTCTTACACCAAACAGGTTCTGTTACTCTGTTTAAAAATATTCCTGGACGTACATCACGTGGACAACCATATTCTTCACATAAATCGCACCACCATTCAATTAGTTTAGGTGACTGTATAATATTGAATATACTAACAGTATGACTTAAGTTTAAACTGTATCTTTCAGGTTCCTTTTTCTGTAAGTCAAATAACTTTCGTGTATTCTTTTCTATCTTATCCCATTTGAATGGATAACGTATGTAATCGTTTACCTTACCATAGCCATCAATTGATAAACTGATATGCACTCCTTTAAAGTGCGACCAAATGTCAATGAGGTCTTGTGTGATAGATGTTAGATTAGTCACATACGATAATATTATGTTCTTTGCTCTATCTCCTTCAATCAATTGCTTACAGAACAGTTCATGTTCTTCCATGATAGTAGGTTCGCCACCAACAAATGCAATACGTTTTAAATTTGGAAATAAAGTATAGATATCAAGTGTCTGATCTTTTGTTATGTTTATTTTTAAATGGTTATCTTCTTCAGATTCGATCTTCCATATGGTATTGTATTCCTTTCCCCATTGGTCAGAGGAATAAGGATTACATGTAATACATTTTGAGTTACATTTGTTACTAAAGGTTAAATCTAAGAAGTGAACATCATTAGGATCAACCTCAATGTTCATAGGAATATCATAGTCTTGTAAAGCAACATTCCATATAGTACGCATAGACGTGCCTGATACTTTTTCAGAGTCTAAACAGTTTTTACAATCACTAGGCCAGTCGCCTTTTCTAAGTTGCTTTCTTATCTCAATAAGATTGTTATGATTTAAATTATCTGCATATGGTTTTTTTTCTACGCCACCTGTATTTACAAGATTACAACAAGACTTATACCCGCCACCATCTATTGAGGCAGAGCCAAATGCCAAAGCACAATAGATAGGATCTTTCATCGCCACCTCGTTTCTAACCACATACGTTCTTTGTCTGTGGCTACATAGATTCTTTTTTGTCTGTGGTCTTCTTCATTAGACCAACACCAATGTTCGTTGAGTTGGTTGTGCGTATTGTCATTGTATTGTGCTAGGCTTACGTGGTGAGAGAGTTCATGTATTCTGTCATAATCTTTTAAATCACAACTAGGTCCCCATGTATCCCAACACCAGTCACGTAATTGATTAAACTTAATAATCTTTGCTAAATCTGATTGTGCCATTGGCCTAGGAGTGAAACGTTCATACTGTGGTTTGATAATAGTAGTACACATCCATGTGAACATATCATTCCCTTTAAATCGTCCATCTAACTTGTGAAACTGTAAATCTAACTCTTTCATTAGAATCCAGCCTGAGACAACAACTCTTTGACTTCTGCAATTCTATGTGCATCTCTTTTAAACTTGATAGCCCAACGTTCAGGATCGATGTAATCTAAAACCATTTGTTGTTGTGTTTCATCCATTGATGCTAGAAACCCTAGACCAGATTCTGATTGATACAGTATCCATGGAGAAACCTTTCCTTTAGATATCTCATAACAAATTCTGTTCACTGGACCATATCGTAAGGCATCTTTGTTTTCTATTTTTTCATCACTAGAAATCTTAATCATAGTTTCAATACTACGAGCAATTGCATCTAAAGGATCTTCTTCTCTAAGATACTCAATGATAAACTTAGTGTAGTTAGTATCACTTATCCATTTGTCAATTTTAATTTGATTTGATAACAACCAATCAGCATATCGAGCAATGTTAATTGCATTGACATTTACACAGTAATGACCAAACTTAACAAAGGCCAGATAATAACTGCTTTTAATAAAGTCTAAATATGTTTTTTGTTTCTTTGTTGGAGTATGTTTTGCATAGAAATTTATCCAAGCATGAAATGCAATGCGATTACCTTTTAAATCTTTGTCTTGCCATCTGCGTTTGTTTTCACAGATATGCTTGGCCATTGTAGTTTCTCTTATAAAACTCCTGCCACAAAAATCGCAACCAAATTCTGATTTAGTTGCCGAGTTCTTTTTCATATTCTTCGATTTCTGAATCTGTAATAATGTCACTTAGTAATTCCACCTCATCAAATTTTAAATTAGGATATTTTTCTGCAAGATACATTTTGCGATCATGTTGTTCACAAAATAATTTTGCTATCTCAGTCAGTTCACCTGCTGATAATTGTGGATATATCTTTTTATAATAATCCTTTATGTCTTTTGGCTTTGCTTTATCTTTTAGTTTAGCCACGCCCTGCTTGATCTGCGGTATCCAAGCATGAAACTGTTTGCCTATCCCTGGGCTTGCCGCACATAGCATCAACCATTGTAGTTTAGGATGCTTAGAAACATTCTCATTGAATAGATATTTATTCGCATGATGATCAACACTTTGTAAATAATACTGTGCCAATTCTTTTTTGCCTTTAACTACACTAATCCAATTGATCATCATAAAAGGAACAAACTTCCTTTGTTGTTCAGGAGTTAGTCGATCATAGTAGCCATAGTCTTTCTTGTCGATTGCAGTAATTGCCTCGAACAAGTTGAAGTCTTGCTTTTCAAACTTCTCATCTGTTGGTGTTTTTGCTCTAGCCAAAATAACCTCTTGCAAACCATCCTATTGCAATTGCTATAGGACCTATTATAAACAAATCAACTACCCAGTGCAATGCAATAGATAGTGTGACTATTTCTTTCCAATGTAATCTACATACATTCTTCCAATGATCAAAACGCTTGTGCATAGTCTACGATTTCACAATTACGACTGATCTCTTTAACAAAGTAAACACATCTAGGCTTTGGACCATCTTCGATAGGGACACATAAGAATTGTCCGTTACGTAGTCTAGGCGCATACCATGTTACGTCTGAATAGATATCAACAATTTCAATATCTAAAAAACTAGGCGAGAATGATGTTAGTGGATTGAATGCAAACACTGTAAAGCCTCTGTCATTCAAACTAGACAATGGAATAGTCTCTAAGTCACCATGTTCTTCATGCCCAATTAATACTTGCCAATCAACAGGCATCTTAATTGTTTTGTTTCCTATTTCTAATACAACCGCGGGTGCATTGAATGACTCTAAAAAGATGAGCGGTATGTAATGATAGTCTACATTGAGAGGGTTAGAGTTATCTAAGATAGCAAATCGTAAATCATCTACCTCATCTGGTAGTGTTTCTAAATCGTATGCCTGGTTGTCTAGTGTTAATATTTTCATGTCTTTATTATAACTCCTCTGTATGTTATTTTCAATTTAAATGGTAACTTCAATATTTTAATTTTTCTATTGCAAACGGATAGTTTGCTTCTTTGTAAAATGCCTTACGAGAAGTTAAATGTCGTTTAGCAAATCTGCATGAACTTGTTAAGTCCCAGATTTGAACAAAGTCTTTATCGTCTGCTTTACGAATGCCACGACCGATAGACTGTATGACACGAACAAAACTTTTACCTGGTTCAATGAGTACAAGATTAAAAATCCTAGGAATGTTAATACCAGTACTAGCCACGCCATAAGTAGCAATAATAACTTTATTAGTAGCAGTGGATACCTCATCATATTCTTCTTTTCTGTCATTGACTTTCATGCCTCCTGATACAAATACTGCATCATCTAGTCGTTCTACAAGTGCATGTCCTGCATTGATACGATCAACCAAGACAAGTGTGTTACCTGTTTCTTTTATTTTATCTACTAACTCTGCCAACTTATCTAATCGTTTAGAATCTGAGAGTAAGTGTTTTAGTTCTGCTTGATAATTACTAAACTCTTGGTCATCTTGTAATTGTACAATGTTCACATGACATTTACTTAAGACACCTTGATCTTGTAATTCTTTTGCAGATAGTTTATTAATGACTGGACCTAAACTTACTTCCAATGCCATTCTTTCATATTCTGCTTTGGGAACAGTACCAGTCAGTCCCCATCGTATGGGAACATGTGACATGACGCCTGTTAACAGTGCCTTCAATGCATCTGCTTTAGCCATGTGTACTTCATCTACCATTACGCAAACAACACCTTCAATGAATTCATCGATAGTGCAGTCAGCCTCTCCTCTCTTGGTATTTTTTAAAAGGATGTTCAAGGATTGCCATGTGCAAATTGTATGTTGCTTAAAGTATTCTTTACGATCACCGTAATAAACACCAACATCTAATCCTAGATTTATGTAATCTTCTTCGGTTTGTGTGACGAGACTTTTGTTAGGAACGATAACGATACTACGACCATAGAACTCTATGCTCTTACTCAGAGCGGCTGTCATAATCGTTTTACCTGCCCCTGTAGCGACCTCTTGTATCGACTGAGGGTTTGATAAGAACTGATTGATAACTTCTACTTGATAGTCTCTTAGTTCGATGGATTGTCCTTCGCAGACATGTCCTGTGGGCCACTTAACATCTTCGAATGTGTTAGTGGTAATTTCATCAAAATCAAATGTGTTATTGTATTCCCTCATATCTTCTAACTCAATCGTGTAATTGAGTTCTTCCAAGATAGGAATAATTTGAGGTAATAAATTAATAAATGTGGAACCAGCAAGGCTACAATAACTAACCTTGCCGTTCCATCTACCTAGTTTAACACTGGGCATGTAACGTGCACCAGGAACCTCATACTCAAACTTTTTCATCAGTGCCCTACGAGCATCTAATTCAAGTCCGGCAATCTTTAGATTGACTTCATCTTTAATTTGTAGTGTTGCAGTTCCTGGCATTCGATTACGGCCTGTATTGTAGTGTTATAAAGAATTCAATACCACCTGAGTTATATCCAGGGTTGAATTCAAATCTTCTATCTAGTATATCTCTTACTGTAGCAGATAGCAAGTAGTTAGGTGCAATTTCTGATTCGATCTTGTAATCGATTGAACTTACATCATCAAGCATTTCTGTTCCATCATACGGTCCAGGCTTTCTATCGAATAGTCCAGTGTATGTGAATGACAATACTAAGTTGTCTACATAAGATACAGATGATATGATTGCTTTATACTTTGCAACTCTAGGTTGATCTGAGTTAGTATAACCAAACTCATAACCAAAGTCTGTGTCCATCCAATCAACACCTTTTGTTCCAGTCAGTCTCACACCTTCAGTATCATATTTGCCAGTGTTGACAAACTGAGATGATGCAAAACTATAGTCGATGCCTTCTGAAAATCTGTATTTGAATACAGTTAGATTTTTATAACCAACTTCAACACCTGTTGCTTCCTCAGGTTCTAGTCCAGGATTAGGTGCAGTCCATGCGTCACCATTTAACTCATATAGAGTTGGGTTACGATAAGATGTACCGAAACTTGAAAAGAAATCTCCCTTTGCTGATCCAATACGATAAACAAATGCATCTTCACTTACACGTAGACCTATATTGATAGGCTCATAGTTAAGCATTGCATATGCAGAGATAGTGTCTTGCGACATGCCTTCATACTTTTCATATTCAACTGTTGCACCATAGAGATTGTTACCAACTGTGTGCCTTGTATCTACAAATGCTCTTTCAGCATCTGAAGAATAAGTTTCTATGCCTTCAGTTTTGTATTTTGCATCGTTAAAAGAATAACCAAACGTGTAGTTATCATTCCTTACTGATATGGTTCCTTTTGAACCTAACTGAGAACAATCATTTGATTGTGAGAAACTTGCTGTATAACAGTTGTCATAGTCATAGTCATATGATGTTGCTGAAATGTTCGTAGTGAACTCGCCTGTATCAAATTGACCTCTAGCAGTCATGTTTGTGTAGCCGTCAGTCTCATCATTGTCTGATCTAACACTATCATTGTTAACATCAAAGTATGTAAAGTTTAAACCTTTACCTGTGTGTGTAACAAATGTATGTTGAGGTCCTAGTCTTAAAGTAGATTGATCTTTTGAAAGATCGTCTTTAATAAAGACTGTACCACCTAAACTACCTGAACCATAAAGTACACTGTTGACTCCGTTAACAACTTTAATTGTTTCGTTTCCTGTTGCAAAATCATGTCCAAAGTCATACCATCCAGAGCCTGCATCATTTGCTGGAACTCCATTTCTGTATACACTTGTATGCACTGTTTGTGTTCCTCTTTCTGTGTAACCAGAAAAAGAACCATAACCACCTGCTTGAGTTGCTTCAGGTATCAGAGTTTCTAATAATGAAACATCTGTACTTGGGTTAGACTCTGCTTCATATGTTGTAGTTCCTACTACAACGATTTCTTCTATTTCTTGTGCATATACTGCTGTTGTTAAACACAACGATAATGCCAATGCTATTTTATTTTTCATACTATATCTATGGGTCTCCTGTTTATAATTTGTATATTTTTTATAGCGCCACCAACAATCTGTGGCTGTTCTTTTGTTGAACTGTATCTCAACAGTACCATCTCTTTAGTGATGTCCTTAGCATCGTTTAGGTTTGATTTACCTCCGTTAATAATTTCAATATCATTTTCATCAAATACTCTGCGTATTTCTTTTGCTATTGTTGTTATGTCAATTTGTCTATGTCTGACTCTATCCGTATTATCCAGATTCAAGCCTCTGGTTACTACAACTGTTTTACAGTCTATTTCTTTTAGCCACGACACAAATTCTTCTAAGTGATCAATGTCTACTTCAGGCGCATATTGTGCAAAGAATTCTAAACGAGAAACCTCGTTTGTTATATTGCTGTCAATTGCAACACCATGATATGCTAAATTAGCAAGAGTCTTTGGCTCTGCATTTAGGTTGACATCTTTAAATATACTGTCAAGTGAGTCATTGCTTCCAGCAATAGAATACACCCCATCGTTTTCTACAAGTGTGGGATCCCACGTCTGTTTTTCTATTGCTTCTAGTTGTTCTATTACTTCGTTGACTTCTCCCTTGTAGATAGTTTCAAAATACTTAGGCAAGACTTTATATGCTATTTTCAATGCGTGGGTAGATGCTGGTGCTTGATAACGTTTCTTTTCTTTGTTCCAACTCCATATCGTATCGTCAGGGTAATGATAGTTTTCTAACACCCCAAGCATGATACGTCTAAAGTCATTGATAAATTCCTTTTTAAAAGGAACCTTAAATATCAAAAGGTTTTCTTCTTTACTGTAACTAACTCTGGCTCGTGTAAACTCAGGTAGACTTGGAATAATTTTTGACTTCCATTCTAAACTATGTAAGTATTTTTGTTGAAAGCCAAAGTTTGATAATTGATGTTGGTATTTTGTTATCAGTCTAGTTAATAGATTGGATTGATTTTCAGTTATGTTTTTTTTCTCATGTACAAGTTGCATCATGCTAGACAAAAAAGAATGGTCATAATGACTCAATCGAACATTGCCATGTTGCAACATCCAATAGATAACATGTTCTTTGTTTTGTAATTCAATTTGATACATGTTTTTATTATACACTTCCTATAAGTTATTATCAATTCGTTTGGTAATAAAAAAGGGACGATCCGAAGACCGCCCCCAACTCCTGACACAGAGTTTAAACTCTACGCATACACGTTGATTCTGCTAACATCTTCCAGTTGTCATTCTTCTGGATCTTAAACAAGTCAGCAATCTTAAGAGCCATTCTCATTGAGACTTCTCTTAACTTGTGTGCGTTCTCTTCCATGAAAGCAAATATCAAGTCGCCTTCACCATTCTCAAAATTGTAGTCACCGAACAATCCATCTGTGCAGTCTCTATCAACTTGCTTGATTCGTAACATCTTGTCACGGTCATTGTCGATAGTAAGATCCAAGAAGTGACACCTAGACTGTAAAGCCTCTAAGTGATCTTGTAACTTTTTAGACTTGATGTTTTCAAACTTCAAGTTAGTAATAAAGATTGCACTACCTTTGAACTCAAATGAGTTTGGAATGCCTTCTCTGTTTAACAGACTTGAGTCTGAGTTCCAACAAATCTTCCTAGACTTACCTGAGTCAAGTGCCGCCTTAAGAATGTTAAGGGCAAGATCGTCAGCAAATACAGAGTCACAATCGTCAAACACTAAAACGTTTTTAGCATCTGAGTACTTGTAAAGAACTGCGTATAAACCTAAAGCAGTCATTGCACCTTTGACAACCTCGTAACGAGTCCTGCTGTTAGTCAGTTGATCGAACAATGAAGCCTTCTCCATTTGTTGCTCAACACCGTAAGACTTGCCTACGCCTGGAGGACCACTTACGATCATTGCTCTAATGTCGCCACCGATTGTAGCCCTAGACATATCGTCTAAGATATCAAATCTAGTTTTGATTCTGTCCATTGCATCAGCATCAGACTCTACTACAGCAGGTTGAAAAGCAATTGTTGAATCGCCCATGATCGGATTCTCCGTTCCCCATTGAACATCATTGATGTTGTTTAATTGAATTTTTACATTCGCAATGTTAAACTGAGGAAATTGTCCCTCGTTTTTAACAGTGATATATCCACCACGTTTGCCTTCTGTGAAGCCTTTAACGAGAGTGAATTGTTGATCAACTACAGGTTGGTTCCTGTAAGTTCCGTATTTTACATTAATTGTAGACATATATTTACCTCAGTGTCAGTGTGTAAGATTCTATTATACTACCGTTGAGTAGCAATGTCAAGCCTTTGGGCAAAAATAATTGAAATAATTTTAGTTGCTTTTTGATTTAACATACATGTATTATACGGGGTTTTGGTACCAAAGTCAAGCATTATTTCATTTATTTTACAGTTATTTGCCTTGTAAAATCAATGACTTACGATTAATCTACTGTAATATCTTCCATTCCAGCAGTTCTAAGACGTACCACATGCCCCATTTGCCACTGTTTTGCGTCTAATCCTTTCATAATGCCCAAATACTTGTTTCTCAACAGGGCTACTTCATTGATTAGATATTCAAAGTCAATGACTTCATCTTCACCATCTACATACTTTTCAGCATCACGTGAGGTTAATGCTCGTTGATACTTCTCTAAGTACTTCTGAAAGTATCCTCTACGTATTTTACGTAGTTTGATGTTAAGCAAATTGAGCACCGCTTCAATCTCTTGTAATTGATTGAAACGATGTTCTGTTATGCCTGGGAGTGCTGTAATCTGTCTTTCAACTAATCCAGTCACTCTAACATCTACCTTAGACCCTATCAACTCATTTTCATAGTGAGCAATAAAGTCAGGTATGACTGTTAAGTCATGGCTTATGCGGGTGTACCAATTCATAGATCGACTCTACTCCAAGGATTGTTTGTTCTATGATCTAACAAATCCTGAATAGAATAGATACCTGCTTCCTTGTAAACATGGAGTGCCACTTTATAAGGTGACTTTCCACGTGATACATAATACGCCTGCATTTCTTTAACATACTTCTTCAAGTCAGTAAAATCACTTGCCATTGGCTTCATTACAGTCATTAGTTTAATCCCAGTCGTCCTCGGTATCAATAGTATCTTCATCTTCTTCGATGGCATCTACATCTTCATCAGAAAAGTATGATAAGGCTTCAATGATTTCTTCATCGTTACCAAATGCTTTTTTGATTTCTGTTGCAGACATGCCATCATCAGTAAGATGATTTACTAGAAGGTCAGCGGCCTCTTTTGGGTCGCCGTCTTCTATACTTGGTCTGATCAGATGCCAGACCGTTGCTAAGTCATTTAAATTCATTATACCTCTTCCTCTTCAAGTTTAAGTGCTTCCTCGTTATTTAACTTATCGAGTGCCTCTTTAACATCAGAGTATTCAGTCATTACTAAATCCAAACAACCTTCTGCATTTGCTTCCCAAGGCTTTCTAAATTGCTTAATCTCAGTACCATCTTGTGCGATATACTTCAAACGATTACCTTCTTTAACTAGAATTCCTGCTTTCTCAAACAAGTCTACTAGTCCACTGTAAGGATTCATACCAGTCTCGTAAGGAATCTTCACTTGCACACCCTCGAAAGGTTTTGCATAACGAGTCTTCATTACTTTACATCCTGCACGAATACCTCTTACATCAGAAATTTTGTTCCCTGACGCATCTTCTTTCAGTTTCATCTTCTTTCAAACATATCTTGCGATGCATATGTATGATTAGTTGCGACAAGTCCAACGTTATAACTACCGAACATGTTAACAGAGTTTCTGACTAATGATGTCAGTGCCTTGGGCTTACGACCCATGTCACCTTT